GGGTAGTAATCGCCAGTTTCGCTCATCCATAGGTTCGCACACCAAGTCTCGTAGTTTGTCCAACCATTGTATTTTTCGTTGTTTAAGTTCATTTTTAATCTCCTGATTAGTTTCTGATTAGTTTTAGTTTCTTATCTTTGTTTCTGATCTGAACATGAGCTAAGGGGATTCGAGTCTCCCCCTCCTTTTCTAGTTGTCTCGGAACCTTCGAAGTGCTTTCCAGATCCGATCAAGCTCTTGCTCGTAACTCAGCTCGATTCTGTCAAGGCAAAAGTCGAATTCTTTGGCGTATTTCTCAACTTTGTAAATGTGATAGCTACATGTTACTTGCCAACCTTTTCGCTCTTGATACTTCCAGATAGGAACTCTTAACCTTGAATTGCCAAGTGCTAGCAAGGCGTCTTGACTCATGCCTCTTGAGAGTCTAATTCTGAAGTGATTAACACCGGAACCCGACGAAGTAACACCGCCTCCAGTGTTACCGTACACTACTGTTATTTCGGTTTGCTGACCGCGAAGCTTGCATAATTCGATAACTGCCATAACAGCCGCGATTCTTGCCGCGTAGGTTCGTGATTCACTACCAGCCGACCCTGAAAGATTAACTCCGATTTGAATCGGCATCCGTTTCTTTCTTGCGTTCCGGTAGAAACATTCGTTAATTCCAGCATACGCCGACTCAATGTCGATGATTGGGCTAGAAGCATCAGTGCGTTTCAAGGTAGGCTCTCGAAACTCTGATCGGAGCATCTTCGTGAAACTCTCACGATATTCTCGGATGCTTTTTAATAGTCTTGCTTTTTTGTCGCCGGTCGGCATGTAATCAGCAAGATCAATTCCAAGTTCACTGAAAGATCTTGCTCGAACTAGCTTTCCGTTTTTTCGTAGAATCGAGTCTAGATTAATCGGCATGTTAGTATTTTCCTTTGGATGCTTTGCAAATTTCGATGGCGCGTTGAATCAAATCAGGATCAGTAGACTCTCTGCCTTGAAACAAATTATTTTCACATGCTTCATCGAAGTTAAATCCTTTGGCAAAGTCTTCAGCCGACCCATAGGCAAAGCGTGAACTAACAAAGACTGGTAAGTCGGATGGAATCGCTTGCCGCATTCGTTTAACTGCTTTATGCCATCTGGATGCCCGATTAGAATCCCCTTGGAATAATCCCGTGATTACCTGCAGTTCAATGTTTTCGTCGAAAGTCATCCGAACGTATTTGAGCCGATCTCGAAATGCTCCACCAGCATCTTGACGTTCAGGAAACAATGGATCGTCGCCGAATAAATTGCTGTTATCGGCAAAGAGCATAAAGAAGTTTTTATGCATTTTAATTGTTTCACCGTTTGGAAAACACAGGATTCTATTAGCCATTGCATTATTCATGACGTTCAGAAAGTTACCGTTAGCCATTCCACTTTCATCAAAAAGTACAACCCCGCCATTAGTCCAAAGTTCAACAAACTTAACTGGAAAGTAAACGCCATTGATAGGAGACTTACTGCCCAGAATCTCACTCTTGAACATGTCTTCCGAGCAAGCAATAGACAGAAACTCGATCCCCATATCGTCGGCTAGTTGATTGGCAAGAAATGACTTTCCGCTGCCGGGTGCGCCATGCAATAAGGGGTATGCACGTTTACCTAATGCATTGCGTCTTAAATGTCGCACGATTTTCTCAGTAATTTCATGCTTCGAGCTATTAATTTCGATCTTATCAACAATGTCTATCGGTTGAATGATCGGGAGGTCAATCGGCTCGTAAGTGTTTGTCTCGTCTGTTTCGAATTCCAGCTCGTTGTCACTATCACTGTCAAGTACCGATTCCGTTGTGGGCGGCGTAGGTTCAGAGACAATGCTGTGATTGTTGTTGTTGTTGTTGTTGCTGCTGCTGCTATTGAAACAGTCTTGGTGTGCAAAGTTACCTGCACGCCGCGTATTGTACGTCCAATTGAAGGTTAGGTATTCAATTGATTGGTTGCACTTGTAGCAGATTTTACCTGTCAAGTGGAACGGTTTGTTTTTGATATTCGGCATTTGTTTAGTCCCTTGTTGTTTAGTTTGAATAGGTTAAAGTTTAGTTTGCTGCTATCGACACCAGCAGCTAGCACTCGTTAAAAAGATACGAGCGTGTTAGTCACGTCCACTTTAATCCAATTCGCTCAAACCGTATGCCGTGGTGCTAGCAGTCCCTAGGGTAGCTAATCGACTTTGGCCGCTGTACTGTCCCGTCCCAGTGATGGAGCAGATCATCCGCAAGATGACTGAAATGAACCTATAAGAAGTGGGCCGATCGGGTATTCTAAATCCTACACAGTCCGTATCGGAATGGCTACCGTGGAACTGTTCGAACCCTCTGTCGGCTTCCTTGCCGATGTATAATAGATGTAGCAAGACGCGTTCCAAACTGTAACTAATTGATTCTAATATGCTGCACGTTTCTAATTTGTTGCCGTTTGTTCTAATGTCAACCCCCTAATTAATTCTAATGTCAGGCTGTACAAAACTAGCGATTAGTTTTAATATTGGTGGTACTTTTTGTCACAAATTAGTGCAAGTTATTGATTCTAAAGGGTTTATTAGATTCCTGCAATAGCTTGAATTCCTGCAATTCCTACTCGAGGTGGAGTTCCCCCGTCATCTAGCACTAAAGTCTAATATGTTAAAACCCAAAAAGCGAGAATGAGAGCAATAGCTAGAGCAAAATAAAAAGTTGCTTTAAATATTAATTCGTTTATCAATTGGCCTTTGTTACCGACCGGAGGAGCCTCTTGGCTCTAAGTGCCGCTTTTTCAAGGGTATGTCTGGGGCTTGACAAGGGTAGGGTCGGTGTGGTAGACTGTCTATGGGGCTGGAGGTGTGTATAAATTTAAGTGAACGAGCAAACACTCGTCCTGGCGCTTGAATTTTATAAATCTAAAACCTTCATGTCCCACAAATATAAAATAGATGCATAAACGACTAAAAAGGTAGTTATTTGAGTTATGTCAAACGACCTTGTAGATGTTCCACTAATTAATAGAGTTTTAAAAAGACTAGAACAAGGTGAACGGGGAGTTCGATTAGATCCTCTTAGAATTGAGACTATTCTCGAACAGAGAGTTAAACAAGGTGAAGCTCTACAAGATTTCTTTTTAGTTATACCTTCAGAAGATGAAGGAACTACGCAGATTCGATTAAAATTAAATTTTCCATTCTGGAGTACTAAGTTAAGCAAATATTATAATGAAGGCGTTACAGTGAATGAAGATCGGGAAATTACAATGAGAGTGTTCTTTTGTAAAGATATACCTCACGCCGCAGTTTGTAATAGACGCATGGTGGATTACCCCAATGTATCACGACCAAAACCTAAAAAGGGCTTAAAAGGGCACTCGAAAATAATTATCCCTAAATAATTAGCCTTAAAATAACTAGGTGAGTAGGTGATTAAGATGGAAGACGTACTTTTAGATACGATCGAATTACAAAAAGAACGGGTAGAAAATTCTCCGTTAGGAATCTTTCTAAACGAAGAACAAGAGTTCATGTCTCTTAAGTTGACCAAGTTGACCGAGTTGACGTTTGAGGACTTCATTAGTTGATTTTAAATCCTGCAACAGAAATTCCTCTCCACGATCTAGACTTGCCACTAGAGGAGTACGAAGAGGAATCTGCTGAAGTAATTGTATCTCCAGTTGACACTATTTTGGAAAAGGCGGGTCTTCTTACTCCCGCTGCTTCTAATCTTCCTTCTGGGTCACAAGCTAGTGAAGTCTCTCAAGCGTTAAATCGACATAACGCATCAATGGAAGACGTGGCTGAGTCTATGTCTAATATCATGCGGGACGGTGAAAATGATAACGTGAAGTTAAAAGCGGCTGAAACTATTTCAAAACTTCACGGACATCTAAAACCAAGTGATCGAGGTGATCCAATTTCTCCTGCCGTGAATCTTACTGTTATTTCTGAAGGAAAAGCATCAAATCTAATGCAACTTCTCGTACCAACCGCAGGCTAAAATATATATATATATGTCAATAGAACAAAACACTAAAGTAAAGTCAGCTAACGCAGAAGAATTAAAACTTAAACAAGAAGCTGAAGAAAAGCGCCTAGCCGAAGAATACGAAGCTTACATGAATACTACTGTAACCTTTCGTGACCTTCTTGTTGGTAAGTGCCTTCCTAGAGCTTATACACTTTTCTATCGGTATTCTACAACTCCTCCTCAGCAGAAATCTTTTTGGTTCGATGGGCCACTTGCTGTTGCAATTATTCGAGGTCGTAAGCATTGTGAAACTATGGCATCTCGGTTTATTTGTGTCCGCCCTCACTTTGTTGACCTAGATATTCAAGAAGACGACAAGAAGTCTGATCCGTCCTATAGAGAGCCTTGGTAGTGATTCCGGCATTTTTATATTTGATGCAAGAATCAGGGATAGAATACTTAACTCCCACAGGAAGATTAGTTTACTTTCCTAAACACTGGCAAGATTACTTAAACTACAAATCTTTCTTTGTTGATTTTCATGAGTATATGTCTCGATGACTAAAGTCGAGTTAGCTACTAAAGTTGCCTTCTCTCACTTAGGTACGTTTTATTCATGGGGTGGTGACGATCCGTCCGGTTTTGATTGCTCGGGTTTTGTAATTGAGATCTTAAAATCAGTGGGGCTTTTAAGGCGGCGGTTCGATACCACTTCAAGAGGCTTGTTTAAGATCTTTGAAAATAATTTAATTACTGAACCCAGAGAAGGCTGCCTAGTCTTCTATGTAAATATAAACGAAAAGATAGTTCATGTTGAATACTGCTTAGATGATACTTTCAAAATAGGTGCAACCGGTGGCGGGTCGGATATTAAAGATAAAGAAGATGCAATCCTAGCTAACGCATTTATTAAAGTCCGTCCCATTGAGTCAGATCGAAGACTAAAGATCTTTGTTGATCCCTTTGGAATGTCAAGACAAGACGATATCGCTTGACTAAAAAACTAACTAAAAGGAGATAACTATGATTAATTGGAGAACGACACTATTTGGTGTCGGGGCAGGTGCGTTAAATATGTTTGCTAATGGAATTGAATGGCAGCAAGTAGCACTCTCGACGGGATTAGCTTTCTTTGGTCTTTTGTCTAAAGACTACAATAACTCTGGAACTGGAGAAAGTGGTAAACTCTAATGGACGGCTCTTTTAATAAAGCCTGCCTGGAGCTTATTACTAAAGAAGCGTAACGCAGATTACTAACACAATGGAGATTAACAATGCCCCAAAAACGATCCGTCAGTAAGGCAAAGGCCGCACTAAAGAAAACTACTCTTAAAAACAGTCAAATGCGCATAAAGCAAGGAACTAAAGAAATAACGAGAATGAAGAAAGAAATAGCGCGACTAAAGAAGAAAACTCAGCTTCGTAACGCAAACACCTTACCAAAAAAACCTTTGCGCACCAAGCCCTAGTGTTAAGCGTTAAGACGAAAAAGACGTGGAAAGTAATTGGACTTTGAACTTAAATTTAGGAACTCGGAACAAGAACGTTTCTATTTTTCTACAGCAAGAAACTCATGCTTCTCAGGAGGTTTTGGTAACGGAAAAACCTATGTAGCTTGTCAACGTGCATTTACTCTACTATCTACCTTTCCTAAGTATCGTTACGCTATCGCTAGAAAGACATATAAGCATTTAAGAACTACCACGATGGAAACGTTCTTTAAGATATGTCCTCTAGATTCTCCTTTCATTACTAAACACGAACCTAAAGAGGGCTATACGAATTTTCGTAATGGCTCTCGAATCTATTGGCTGCACTTAGATCTATTTGACGAAGATAGCCTCCGTGGACTAGAGATTAATTCAGTCTTAATAGATCAAGCTGAAGAAATAGACGAAGCTATTTACTTAGTTCTTGATGCACGAATTGGGCGCTGGGACGGTGCGGAAGTTCCAGAGAAGCTACTTAAGGTTTATGAAGATTCAGGTAGAGAGTGGCCTAAAGACGATATGGGACGTTGCCGTGTTCCAAATAGGCACGATATTTTAGTTAACCCTGAATCTGAATTTCATTGGGTCTATAAAAGGTACCATATAGATTCAATCATTAGAAAGACAGATCATTTCTTTATCGAGCGGGAAACGGACCCGAAAATGTACGACCCTGCCACCTATAGGGAAATGGCAAGTCGTGCTCCAGAATGGGTTGAGCGGTATTTAAAAGGAAAGTGGGGAGCGTCGGCTTCTGCAATCCATTTTGTTTCTAATCTTTCAATAATTTCAACCGATAATTGGATGGACGAACAAATTGAAGAAATCTTTAGAATCATTAAGTCAGATGGAGCACTTTATCGAGTTCTCGATCATGGGGATGCTGCTCCTACTTGCTGCTTGTGGTTCGCTGCTATTTCTAACATTCATATATGTTATCGAGAGTATTACGTCCCTAATGCTCCTATCTCATATCATCGGCAGAATATCAACGATTTAACCGAAGACGATGAAGAGATAATTGCAAACTATGCTGATCCGTCAGTAACTAGGAAGGCGTCCCAAAAAGATGGTGGATTTTGGACTATTCAAAATGAATATACAGATGAAAATTACACGGATTCTCCACCGATTCTTTGGCAGCCCGCAGATAACAATGAATTTGCGACTAGAAACAGGATTAATGAGCTTTTAATGCAGGCGGGAAGAAACGTCATTCCTTCTGAATTACAGAAGACTTTAAACCCTGGAAATATAAGTACAACACCGGCGCTATTCTTTTTAAGGAAATCAAAAAAGCTTCCCCAAGGGTGTGATAAGGTTATTTCAGAAACGGCGGCGCAAAGAAAGAAAGAAATAGGTTCCGAGAATGGAAAAGCAATCTATTCAGACGATCGAGACAAAGGCATTTCAGATCACGGATATGATACTCTTAGATATTACGTTGCAATGCATTTTAAAGGATTAGCACAGAAAGTTAGAACTCCTCCTAAGAGAAGCTTTGAAACGTTTAATCGCATACTTTTGGCTAAGAAAAACAGAAGGGCAATTCCAGTATAATGTCTAAAGCTAAAGAAGGCCTTCGTAGAACAACTTGGGGCCAAGAGATTGCTGCGGCTGAGACTACTTATAAGAAATGGTCGGATAAGTATAAGTGTCAAAGTTTGGAGAAGCTCTACCAAGGGCAGCATTGGGAAGATACTGGTAGTTATGAGCCTTATGTTTTAAACTTAGTGTATGCGACAATAAAGATTAAGCTATCTAACTTTATTCTGGCACAACCTGAGTTTTTGTTAACTCCTCGGCCCTCTCGAGCTGACTTTAATCCTGATGCGGCACTTAGATCAGCGATAATTAAGCAGGATGCTCTGAATGCTGTTATTAATCGTCCTGACGCTTCTTTTGTCGATGGAACTAAAGCTGCTGCATTAGATTCATTTTTCCGCTTTGGAGTCATGGAAGTTGGTTATGCTGCGGATTGGAGACATACAGAAACGCAAGCGCCGTTTACAACTGCACATGAAAATCCCGAGATTGAGATAGACAAAGCCAAAAAGAAAAAAGATCCAAACATTGAGTCGGAGATACCAGAGGATGAAAGAATATATTTTAAACATATACCTGCAAAGCGTTTTAGGACAAGCGCAATTAGCTCCCCACAATTACGAAATTGTCGTTGGGTTGGGTATTATGATTATATTCCTAAACTTACTCTGATAAAAACTCCAGGCATTAATTTTCCAGACGACTATGAAGATTGGATGTATGGGAATGCAGGCTTTCAATTCATGGACGATTTGTCTGATATTGAAGCATCTCAATTCTCTGACATGCTTGACCAAGATCAGATTTGTAAAGTTTGGAATGTTTGGGATAACATTGACAAGAAAAGAAAGCTTATTCTTGACGGATCATTTCATGTTATCTGGGAATCTCCTTTTGATCGAATTAATCTAATTGATCTAAAGTGGGATGAAGATTCAGAGATTGGGTATTATCCGATCCCTCCTGCTTTTCAGTGGAGAATGCCGCAACAAGAAATTAACGAATCTAGAGAGCAGATGCGTGCGTACAGGCGGAGAATGATTCGTAGATTCGGTTACCAAAAAGGAACAGTTGATCCTGACGAGCTTGCAAAATTCTCCTCAGCAGTGGACGGTGAAATAATTGAGTTTAGATCGATGCCTAATGGCTTACCTCCAATTCAACCTATCTCTAATCCAGAAATTGGACAGACGATTGAAGCAGGTTTAATTGTAGGTAAAGATGATTTTAATTTAGTCGCTGCAAATGGTTCACAACTAAGAGGAACACAAGATAGACAGACAGCTACAGAAGCTAAAATTAAAGCTATGAGCGAAGAAATTCGAGAGTCTGTAGAACAGCTTGATTTTAGTAATTTTCTTGCAGGGTTAGGTAGAGAAGCTTTGCTGCAAATGAAAGAGAACTTCTCTGTCGGACTATGGGCGCAGCTTAGTCTCGATCCTGTTCTTCCTACATTTGATCCTGAGAATCCAAATCCTAATGCTGCACAGCAACAAGGAGATATTAACCCAGAGCTTCAATATAATCAACCGGCCTTTCAGTTTATTTCTTCATCGGACTTAGATGACGGCAATGATTTTGATCTCCAGATTAATGTAGTTAATGCTACACCAGCACAAACCGAGAAAGAATTACAAAAACTAATCACCTTTTTGAGTCTTGTCTCTCAATTCCCGCCAGTTGCATTGTCCCCTGAATTAATCCGAGAGGTTGCGTTTAAGTCCGGCTATAGAAACGAGAAAATTATTGCTGAGATGCAAAAGAGCGCAATCCTCAATATGATGAATCAAATGAATCAAGCACAGGCACAAGCAGGAGAAGCAGGGTTGGATAGAGGAAATAACGCTGCTGTTTCTCAAGTTGCTAATGCTCAACCTAATCCTGCAAGTCAAACTACTGAGCAGCTTGCAGCACAAATTCAAACTACTTAAGAGGTTTTCATGTCTACTACTGAAGCAGATAGCATTTCTAAAGCAGTTAAAGAGTCCGTTGAAGAATTAAACGAGGATGAACTTTTACAGCAAGACGAAGAAACTGGAGACGAGACTGACGAAACAAAAGACGACGACGAGAAAAGTGAAGACGAAGAGAGCGACGGCAAGAAAGAAGACGATAAGAAAGACGAAGATGAAGAAGACAAGAGAGATGACGACAAAGCCGACGAAGAATTAAGCAAAACTGACCTTGCAGATGCAATTACTTTATTCAAAGGTCTAAATGACCCTACAAAGGCGCAAATCTTTGCCGAGTTAATTGCAAAACGTGCAGGTCTGAAGATTGCTGACGAATCTACTGACACAAAAGACGACAAGAGGCCTGAAGAAGTAAAGTCTGCGGAAGAGCACATTACAGAAGCTCTCGGAAAGAAGAATGCATTTTTAGCCCCTGTATTAATCCCTGCTATTATAAATGCGACAGAAGTAATTGTCGAAGAACGAATTAAAGGTCTGAGAGAAAATTTTGATTCTCGTGAAACTAAAACTCTAACACAAGAGATCAATGCCGCACGAGACTCTCTCTTTGATAGTTTTGCAGAGGCAAAGACACTTGCGCCGGAAATTTCGAGCATAATTAAATCTGGTGCAATGCCTAAGTCTGACGGTCAAAGTTGGGAAAAGTATTTTGAAGATATTCTTTTTGTTGCGGCAGGAAGAAAGAACATCACCCCGGTAAGGAAAACTAAGGTTAACGTTGACAAAAAGAAAGCTAGTCGAACTAGAAAAGATGCGGCATCTAGGCTTGCATCCGAGTCAGTTTCCGATGCTAATAAAAAGGAAACTAAAACTGAAGATCAGTCCATCAAGGAAATTATCACAGATTCGATAAAGGAAGCTGGACTATAACCTAGTTTGAGGAAACTATGTCAACAACGACTATAGGTACTTCGGGTGTCCCTTCTATACTAACTAAACGTATAGATGCGGCACTCTCGTCTACCATGTCAAAGATTCGTAATAAGCTTACGGATAACATTGGTACGGCGAATGCATTTTTTCATAAGCTCATGAAAGATGAAAAATATGAGTCTTATGATGGAGGTTCAGATATCCAAGAGCCTTTAATGTATGCGCTTTCCGATGCGGAACCGTATTCAGGTTACGATGAATTGGCGTCAGACCCAATCGACGGTATTACAAATGCCGTTTATCTTGCAAGGCAGCTCGCAGTTCCAATTTCGTATAGCATGGAAGAGGCTTTGAAAAATAAGCATCGTATTTACGATCTTATTCGAGCAAAAGTTGAACAGGCTCGAATGGGAATTGAAGAGAGTTTTGCAACTCACTTTATGCAGGGTGCTGGAGCAGGTGCTTTAGCTACTGCAAAAACAAACTCTTCAACAGGTGCCAAAAGTATTGATCCTGTGAGTTTGCTCATTCATCAGTCACCCACAGATAGCGTAGATATTGGAAATATCGACCAAAGTGCTGAGTCTTGGTGGCGGAATGTTTCTAAGGATATGGATACAACGACCTATGATGGGTTGATGCTTCAGTTGAATAACCTTAGTAACACTTGTGCTCTAGGTACAGGTGGTGCTCCCGATATGTATTTGATGGATCAAACTACATATGAGTTGTTTGTTCATGCTCATTATCAGAAGTATGGTCCGACGACTGGCGACGCTACTTTCCCATTTGAGAATACCCGATTCAAGGGTTCTCTCGTTGTAATGGATGAGAAAGTTCCTGATTTTGAAACTGGAACTATCACCTATACTGTCGGTTCGGTGCTTGCGTTTAATTCCAAGTTCTTCAAGATTCGCTACATTCCAGAGCGTAACTTTGAGATGCTGGAAGATGAGAACGGCAAGTCATTTGCAAAGCCGTTGAAGGGTGATTCTCGTCTCGGTCACATTGCTTGGATGGGTCAAGCAACTTGTAATAACCGTCGTAAGCAGGGAATGGGCTACGGCATTGCACGCACGTTGAGCTAAAAATCTTAAAAAGGAGGTTTAAACATGCATTCTGCTGGATCTGAAAATACTCATAAGCACAATGTCCATAATAGTGACGCTGTTGCTATTAAAGCAGGCGCACCTTGTTTTTACGATAGCTCAAAGAC